GGAACCACCAGCCGACCCAATCACCAAGCCAGGCGACATCTGGATACTAGGCAACCACCGTCTAATCTGCGGCGACTCAACCGAAATCGATACTTACACCAAACTCCTAGACGGCACACTAGCCGACCTTGTATGGACAGACCCACCTTACGGTGTTAGCTACGTTGGCAAAACCAAAGACGCACTCACCATCGAAAACGATGCGCTGAACTCGGCCGAACTAGAGAACTTCTTACGCGACGCTTTCACCGCCATCTTCGCCAACACACGCCCCGGAGCCTGCTGGTATGTCGCCGCACCGTCTGGGAACATCTTCCAATCGTTCTCTATCCCCCTAACCGAGCTAGACGTATGGAAGCACACGCTGGTCTGGGTAAAGCACACCTTCGCAATGGGCCGTGCCGACTACCACTACCGCCACGAGAGCATCTTCTACGGTTGGACACCAGGCGCAGCGCACCAAACCCCACCAGACCGCAAACAAGACACCGTCTGGGAATTCCCTAAGCCTTCACGCAACCGTGAACACCCAACCATGAAACCAGTCGACCTTGTAGCTAGAGCAATCACCAATAGCTCAAAGCCACGCGACATCGTCCTAGACTCCTTCGGCGGATCAGGCTCAACCCTAATCGCCTGCGAACAGACAGACCGCATGGGCCGGCTAATAGAACTAGACCCCAAATACTGCGACGTCATCGTAAAGCGTTGGGAGAACCTAACCGGCAAAAAGGCAACCCTAGCCCCCACAGCATAATGAGTTGCATACCTTACGACGGCGACCTAGACGACCAATGGCGACCAATAACCAAAACCGGTGAGCTATTTATGCCGGGTCCACGGTCATGCAAACACAAAGACTGCATCAACCCCGAACACGTCGGCAAAGAACCCCAAATCTGCAAAGAACCAAACTGCGGTCAAAAACTCTACAGTTTGTCACTTTGTAGCCGACACTTCTACGCCCTAAAACGTGGCAAAGAGCGAGTTTTCAACAAACAAAACGTCCTAAAAGAAATAATCGACACCTGGGACGCAACCCAAGAACCACCCGAACTATGCTCTTACGAGGACTGCACCAGACCCTATAAAGCCAAAGGCCTATGCCTAACCCACTACCTAAGCCACTACCAATACCTCCGTCGCCTAGCGATGAAGCAATCAACCGACTTACAATGAAACCATGACACGCAGAAGAACCCCCAAACCCGAAGTCCTAGCTAAAGAAGCTGAGGTCGTCAAACTCCGTCGCGGAGGCCTCACCTGGGACCAAATAGCCGACAGGGTTGGATACCGGTCACCAAGCGCCGCACACTTCGCATACCAACGTGCGGCTAGACGAATCGTGGTCGAAGATGTCGAAGCGATCCGAACCGTCGAAACCGAACGTTTAGACATCGCCCAATCCGCTATTTGGAATAAAGTCTTACAAGGCGACCTAGCTAGCATCAACACCCTTTTACGCATCCAAGAACGCCGGGCTAGATTGCTCGGCCTAGACCAACCTTTCAAGCAGACCATTGAGGTAACGAACTATGACGGAAACAGTATCGATGCCGAAGTTGCCCGACTCGCCACTCTCCTTGATAGCAGCACGCCGGGTCCGGTGGACTCACCAACTAGCTAGAGAGAACCAGCTACCGCCCGAAACTACTGATTGGAACACCTTCGTTGCGCTCGCCGGGCGTGGCTTTGGCAAAACCAGGCTGGCCGCCGAATGGATAGCTTGGAACGCCCTCAAACAACGCAATACACGCTGGGCCGTTGTAGCTCCAACCTTTACCGACGCTCGTGATACCTGCGCCGAAGGCGTATCGGGGATTGTAAACATCCTGCGAGAGTATGGCGTCCTCAAGGACTACAACCGGTCGATGGGTGAAATCGTCCTAACCAACAAATCACGCATCAAACTGTTCTCTGGTGAAGAACCCGACCGTTTACGTGGCCCACAGTTCCACGGCGGCTGGTTCGACGAATTAGCTGCCTTCAAATACCCGGAGGCATTCGACCAATACAAGTTCGCCCTGCGCTTGGGTGAACACCCCCAAACCATCATCACAACCACCCCACGCCCAACCAAACAAATCAAAGAGCTATTGGACAGGGATAACACCCTAATCGTGCGTGGATCGACGTTTGAGAACGCAGCAAACCTGTCCGCGAGCGCACTAGAAGACCTGAAACGCAAATACGAGGGAACCAGGCTCGGCCGTCAAGAGCTATATGGCGAAGTAATCGACGAAATCGATGGCGCACTCTGGACTAGGGCCGTCCTAGACGAGGGGCGTGTAGCTACCCCACCAGTCCTAGTGCGTATCGTCATCGGCCTAGACCCGGCTGTAACCAGCACCGAAGGCTCGGACGAAACCGGCATTGTCGTAGCCGGGGTAACCGGAGACGGCCACTATTACGTTTTGGAAGATTGCACCCTAAAAGCAAGCCCCGACCAATGGGCTAGGGCTGCGGTCGACGCATACCACCGCTGGGGTGCGGATCGTGTGATTGGTGAAACGAACAACGGTGGCGACATGATTGAGCTACTACTGCGCCAAGTAGATCCGCACGTGCCTTACAAGAAAGTTACGGCCACACGAGGCAAGCTAGTGCGCGCCGAACCGGTAGCTGCCCTGTCCGAACAGACCCGACTACACCTAGTTGGCAACCTGCCTCAGCTAGAAGACCAACTAGTCAACTACACCCCCCTCTCGCCCGGCTCACCAGACCGCATGGACGCAATGGTGTGGGCGATTACCGAACTGATGGCATCGCAAGCAACTATTATGGGATTAGCGGCTATTAGTAAGTTTTGCCCAGCGTGTCGTTTACCTAACACGCTCAACGCAACTCACTGTAAATACTGCAACGAGGCCTTAGGAGATTAAGTGGGTATTTTCGACAACATCGTTAAGCGTGTAGCTAACGAAATTGTAAAAGCTGCTCCGACCGTAACCCCAATCAGCCAAGAGGCAATCGCCCAGGCTCTAGAAAGTTATGGCAACAGCGTCGGCCTGCCACGCAACCCGATTTGGCCTAACGTGCCGTTTACACCGGGACAACCAATCATTCCCGGAGCCATCAACCCTGTCCGTGAAGATGGTCGCCCTGATCCACGTCGCTACGAGTATCAGGTAGCTCAAAACATCAACATCACCCCGACCAGACCGGTGCCTTACCAGACGCTCCGTGCGGCCGCAGACCAGGTGGACATTCTTCGCCGCTGTATCGAAGTGCTCAAGAAGAAGATGATTGGTCTTGATTGGGATATCGTTTTGGGCGAGGATGCCGCCGAAAAGATTATGGCCGAAAGCAACGAAAAGTCTATTAACCGAGCTATGGCTAAGGCGAAAGAAGAATTTGCTGAAGACATTAACCGGCTAAAACAGTTTTGGGAAGTGCCAGACGTAGCTAACGGCATGATTTTCGCTGACTGGCTAAACATGGCCCTAGAAGACATTCTCGTTTTGGACGCTTGGGCTGTATGGCCGCTAAAAACTGTGGGTGGCGAGTTGAAGGCTCTGCAAATCCTAGACGGCTCAACCATTAAGCCTCTTATTGACGACCGTGGTATGCGCCCTCAAGCACCATTCCCGGCTTACCAGCAAATCCTTTTCGGTTTCCCACGATCCGAGTTCGCAGCCCCACAAGAAGAGATTGAAGCCGACGGCGAATTTAGCTCGGACGAGCTAGCGTTCATGATTCGCAACCGCCGGTCAAACAGCGTTTACGGTTACAGCGAAGTTGAACGTTCGCTACCAATTGCCGACATTTACCTGCGTCGCCAGCAATGGGTCAGGGCCGAATATACAGACGGAGTTATTCCAGAATTGCTCCTGAAGTCCGACGGCACGTTTACCCCAGACCAACTCCGGGCTTACGAGAACGTCCTAAACGACTATCTGGCAGGCCAAACCGAGCAACGCAAACGCGCCAACATCCTGCCAGCTAACTTTGAACCAATAGCTATGGACGGTTATGGCGAAAAGTTTAAGTCCACCCTGGACGACTTCCTTGTAACCGCTATTTGTGGCCACTTTGGTGTTCAGCCTTCCGAGATTGGTATGGCTCAGGCCGCTGGGCTTGGTGGAGGTGCCGGGCTACAAGACGGTCAGGCTAGCTCTTCCGAGGTTATTGGCCTAGTGCCACTCGCTAACTGGGTCGGCAAAATGCTCACCCAACTTAGTTACGTGTTCTTAGGTATGCCACGTGAGCTAGAGTTCAAGTTCATGCCGTCGGTTCGCAACGATGGTGAAGCAATCGCACGCACAATGGACGTCGGTATCAAGAACGGAACGGTTACTCGTAACGAGGCACGTGCCAAGCTAGGTTTGCCGTTGTTGGATGCCCCAGAAGCCGACCTGCCGATTATTGAGACGGCCGCTGGCACGTTTGTGATTACTGCGCAGGGTCTTGAACCGTTGGCTCCGGCTAACGAAGAGGCTGTTACTGCTGAAGGTGATGCGGCTGTAGCTACGACCGCTGAGGGTAAGCCTGCTGAGGGTGATCCGAAGGCCGAGCCTGCTAAGGAAGAACCGGTCAAGGAAGAGCCTGCTAAGGACGAAAAGGCTAAGGACGAGAAACCTGCCGAAGAGATTAAGAAATACTCCGAGGACCAGGCTCGCGACGAACACGGCCGTTTCGGGTCAAGTGCCGGGGGCGACCCATCAAGCCCAATCTCTGGAGCCGGAACAGTAATGCAAGACTCCCACGACAAGATTGAACGCGCCCACAGCGCAATCGCCAGCAACATCGACCACGCCCTAGCTACCGCAGGCAACAACCCAAGCGTGCGCACGGCCGAAACCTTAGCTCGCGACGCAAAGGACAAGCTAGACCAGGCT